TAGACACATCGGCTGGCTTCCCGGATACGGTCTTTCTGGATGATGATCACGCCCATGAATAATAATTTCGAAATTGTCGCAGAAGTTTTGAATAAATTTGCGATCGAGCCGTCAAACCATGGCAGGGCGAGAAACAGGAGGGCACGTGCTATTTCAAACATTGGACAACAAAGCAGAATGCCGCGGAGTGTATGCCAACGGAAAAATTCTTCAAATTTTACCCTTCTCAAATGATCTGACCAAAACATGGAAATATACCAGACATTTTAAAGGCCAGGAGATCGAATGCGCAAATTTATATTGCAATGGAAAGTCGCTTGATGAAGTCTGCCCAGAACACTTGAAAGAAGATTGGGAAAAGATCACCAAAAAAATGAAAGCGTTTCTCCTTTCTTTTGCAACGGCAAAAATTTCATTGAATGATTTTTGCTTTTATGATATGATCCCGGAGAAATTTTTGCTTGAATACTGCCATTTGAAGAACGAAATTTGTGATCACGTCTTCACGACCCATGAAAAACCAAAAAACTATGAGCTTCTTTATGAGCTTTCACGAGTTATCGAGGAAATTGGCGCTAGAGAGCTAAATATAGACGAGAAAGCTCTTCGAAACCAACTAACGACTATTGAGGCACGCAACTTCTTCAAACGCATTCAAGACACGGAAAATGCCCCCCTATATAACATTTTCGGGACAAAGACGGGACGTCTCACAACCAAAAGAGAATCGTTCCCAATTTTGACCATGAATAGAAAGTTTCGCAAAATCTTGAAGCCAAACAACGATTGGTTTCTGGAATTGGATTTCAATGCGGCAGAATTAAGAACAGTCTTGGCTCTTCTGAATGTAAAGCAACCTGAAGAAGACATTCACGCGTGGAATATGAAAAATGTTTTCGGCGGAGAAAACATTTCAAGAAAAGAAGCAAAAAGAAAAATCTTCGCATGGCTTTATAACCCGAATGCAACTCACAGGACTGCCAACATGATTTACGATCGCGACTTGGTCAAAGAAAAATATTTTGATGGGTCAGCAGTTCACACAGTGTTCGATCGTGTGATTGATTGCGATGACTACCGTGCAGTGAATTATATTATTCAAAGCACAACCTCGGATTTAATGTTGCAACAGATGGTCAAGATACACAATATATTGAGGGAATCGAATTCTCACATTGCTTTTTGCATGCACGACTCGATCGTCATTGATTTCTCTGATCTTGATCGAAATTTGGTTTCTGAGATTGTTGAAATTTTTCGCCGGACGATTTTTGGAGATTTTAAAGTCAATATAACTGCAGGAAAGAACTACGGCTCGATGAGGAAATTAAATGTATAGTATCATAGGTTTAGGAAATTGTGGTTGCGAAATTGCAAAAAAGTTTGAATATTTTTCGCAGTACACCGTCTATTACATAGACGCCGACGAACGGTGTGAGAGCAACTTTTGCAAAGTGCCACGGCAAGACCACCCAGAAAAATATGAAAAAAACTGCCCGGATTTTTCTTCATTTCTGGAAACAGTCGAGGAGGACGTATGTTTGATTTTAGGCGGGTCTGGTTATATATCAGCCACAGTTTTAAGAATTTTAGAAAAAATTCGAGATCGCAATATAAACATATTGTACATCAGACCGGACACAGAGTTACTAACGGGAACAAAACTTTTACAGGAAAGGGCAACATTTAATGTTTTACAGGAATATGCTAGATCTGGACTCTTTAGAAATATTATTCTCGTGCATAATAATTCTATTAGCGATATAATAGGGGATATTCCGATCAAAAAATACTTTGAATCTATCAATGAGATGGTATCTTCATCTTTCAATATGATCAACGTCTTAGACAACTCAGAAGCAGTTGTTAGTTCTTTTTCTGACCTCTCGGAAGTTTCTAGAATATCTACAATCGGAGTTATGAATCTAGAGACAAACGAAGAAAAACTCTTCTATCCTCTAGAGCATATTCGAGAGAAGAAATATTATTATGCAATTTCAGAAAATGACCTTGAAACAAAAGGCTCTCTTCTAAGAGACATCACGGAACAAGTCAAAAATACTTCTGGCGATGTCAAATCGGGGTTTGGAATATTCCCCACCACATATGAGCAGAACTACTGCTACACCTTAAATTATTCTTCTTTTATTCAAAATTAATACTTGACAGCAGACCAAACGTTTGCTATAATACTCATAGATGCTTGGGAGATTAGCCAAGCATACTATAAATAAGATCATTTAGATATAATTTACAGGAGGATCCTAATGATAGAAACCTTAGATGAGAGAACCTGCAGTTTCGATCCAACAGACGTTGCTTTGATTGAAGCAGTCGCCATTGCCCAGGGCGCCAATTCTGCAACCAGCGCTATCACGAACAAGAAATTGTTCGCTGCATTCCAGCGTATGTACCCGGCTCACAGGATTACGGAGTTTAATATCAATTCGTTTTGCCTGGCACTGAAGGTGCTCTCTTGTTGTGTTTCTGATAAGAACACAAACATAGATCTTGCATGCGATTCTTCTGGTGCTTTTCTGAAAACCAGAACGGGCGCCTCGCTATATTTTTATAATGACAATAAAAAGAATCCAACTTCGGAGTCTATCAATTCGTCTTTTATGAAACGAGGCTGCGCTAAGGGCACATCCGGGCTAAATAAAAAGGTCCAACAGCATCCAGCAAGAGGCGACGCGTCAGCAGCAAGTTTTAGTTCTGATTTAATTGGAGGTTCACAATATGAAAGGGCCCGTCAAATGATCTTACAAGGAATCTCGGATTTACCCGGGGTTTCCAAAAATGAAAAATTACAGATGTTTTCTAATTTCGAGTCCAGATATTATGACTCAATATTAGAGAAGGATAGAGGAACAGATACTCAGGAGATTTACTGAGTATACTATAGGGTAATTTCACCCAACCCAACAACTTTAGGAGGTTATATATGGGTATTGACATGAAAAAAATGAGAGCTAAGTACGCTTCACTGAAAAATCGTGGTAACGGCAATCGCAGTTACTTCTGGCGCCCCCAAGATGGAGAGCAGACAGTTCGTCTCGTCCCAACAGCCGATGGAGATCCTTTCAAGGACTTCTGGTTTCACTACAACGTTGGAGACAACCCCGGATTCCTTAGTCCCAAAAGGAATTTTGGCGAAGACGATCCCCTTGATAAGTTCGTTAAAGAACTTTGGAAAGACAAGTCCGAAGACAGCATTAAAATGGCCAAGTCTTTGTCAGCCCGCCAGCGATTTTTCTCGCCGGTCGTCGTTCGTGGCGAAGAATCCCAAGGTGTACGTATCTGGGGATATGGAAAGCAAGTCTATGAAACCCTCTTAGGTCTTGTTCTAAATCCCGAGTATGGCGACATCACCGACGCAGACACAGGCACCGATTTGCTTCTCCACTATGGAAAGCCTGCCGGCGCATCCTTCCCTCAGACGAAAATCACTCCTCGCCGCCGCCCTTCCCCCCTGGCGGAGGATCCTTCGATTGCCAAAGAAATGCTGGAAACTATACCAGATATTCCGAATCTCTTTGAAAGAAAAACTCCGGAGCAAGTGCAAACTATGCTCGATGAGTATCTCCTTACAGAGGATTCCGCGGAGGAAGTTTCATCCGAAACTACGAGGTACAATACAAATTCGGGAATCGACAAAGCCTTCAATGATCTGCTCACCTAATATTTAATCAATCCTAAGGGGAAGGAGGCGAAAGCCTCCTTTCCTTTTTGAGGAGGAACATGGCAAGAAAAAAAGAAAATAAAACTGGTTTATCGATCTCAGAGATGAGATCTTTAATCAATAAAAAGGCCGGCATCACTGTCGCTCATGATCTAACAGAGGAAAACCCAACGCAGGTTAAAGATTGGATTCCCACAGGATCCAGGTGGCTTGATTCAATCATAGCCCGAGGAAAGCTGTCAGGCATTCCGGTTGGAAAAATCACTGAGATCGCCGGCTTAGAATCTACCGGCAAATCATTCATGGCAGCGATGGTTGCTGGAAACGCCCAAAAGATGGGCATTGACGTCGTATATTTTGATAGCGAAAGCGCTCTCGATCCTGACTTTCTGGAAGGCGCAGGCTGCGATGTAGAGAAACTTATATATGTACAGGCCCAATCAGTCGAGTTCGTTCTCGAAAATATTGAACAATTGTTGTCTATTAATAATAACCGCATGCTGTTTATATGGGATTCACTCGCACTCACCCCAGCTATTGGAGATATTGAGGGAGACTTTAATCCACAGTCTTCAATGGCTCTTAAAGCTCGTGTCTTAGCGAAAGGAATGTCAAAACTATTAATATCAATTGCTGATAGTCAGTCAACCTTGTTGGTATTAAATCAATTGAAAACTAATATCACGCGCAATGTGTCTGAAACGATGACCACCCCGTATGTAACACCCGGTGGTAAAGCTTTGATCTATGCCTATTCCTTGAGAATCTGGCTTACCGGTCGCAAAGCTAAGGCCAGTTTCATTGAAGATGAACATGGTTTCAGGATCGGCTCTGAGGTTAAGGTGAGGTTGGAAAAATCTAGATTTGGCACCGCAGGAAGACAATGTGCGTTTAAAATCTTGTGGGGCGGACAAGTCGGTATTCAGGATGAACAATCATGGCTTGAAGCAATCAGGGGATCGTCTTCCCTTAAAAATTCCGGAGCCTGGTACCGCTTAGACATGGCCGATGGCACGGAAGTAAAATTCCAAAAAGCTGGTTGGGTAGACAAACTTCAGGATCCTAAGTTCAGGCAGAGAGTCATGGACATCATGGACGAAGAAGTAATATTAAAATTTGAAAAGAGACAAGGAAAAGCAGAGGACTTCTATGACGTCGACAAAGAAACAGAAAAGAGTACTGATAGTTGACGCTTTGAATATGTTCATTCGAAGCTATATAGTCAACCCCTCCATATCGTCTGGGGGGCAACCAATTGGCGGTGTTCAAGGATTTTTAAAATCTTTACAGAAAACTATACGAGAAGTAAAGCCAGATGAAGTTGTGATCTGCTGGGATGGCGACGGCGGCAGTCAACGCCGCAAGCAGGCCAACAAAAACTACAAAGAAGGTCGCAAGCCCTTGCGATTGAATCGAAATATTAAAAATTTAACTGAAGATGAAGAGATCCAAAATAGAACATGGCAACAGTTCAGAATTATTGAATATTTAAATAATTTGCCAGTGATTCAATTGGTGTTTGACGGTTTGGAAGCAGATGACGTTATAGCCCATATCGCAGGATCACCCTTCTATAAGGGCGCGCAAAAGGTCATAGTGTCGATGGACAAGGACTTCATCCAGCTTCTTAACAAAGAAACGGTACTCATGCGACCTATTGTCAATGAAATACTAAACATGAAAGCAGTGGTAGAAAAATTTGGAATCCATCCGAATAATTTTGCTCTTGCACGTGCCATCGCCGGCGACAAGTCTGATAACATTCAGGGAATCAAGGGCGCAGGCCTGCCAACCATAGCTA